CGGCGGTTTCGGCGGTTGGCGGCGGCACGGGCGCGACTTTCACTTGGACCTATAAGCAGGGCCTCAGCTTGGCGTCAAAGTATACGGGTTCGGGCGCCAATGCCGACACCGCCCAGTTGATGGCCGGCAATCAGGTCGGAACGTGGGCGGTGGTGATCAGCCATCCGGGTCGATCATCCGAGACGTTCCAAAACATCGGGCTTGGGCTCACGGGTCTAAATCTTTGGACCGCTATCGCCGCCGCGATCAATAACGGTATCGGCGGCCAAGGGCCGTCCCAAATCATGGTCGCCACGGTCGGAACGAGCACGACCGCGCCGACTGCTCAGACGGTCACCCTGTCGGGAGGCACGGACGGATGGTCCGGTGTCACCGATACGACGCTGATCGGCTCAGATTCAGCTCCTCGCACCGGCATGTATGCCCTGCGCAAGAGCGGCGCGGCGCTCGGCATGTTGGCCGACTGCACCACGGAATCGACGTTTCCGACCCAGATTGTCTATGGGCTTTCGGAGGGGACTTACATGGTTGGCGTCACCCCGGCGGGTGACACGATCAGCAACGCCGCGACCACCAAGGCGTCTACCGGCATCGATAGCTATGCATTCAAGCTGATGTTCGGCGACTGGTGCTATTGGCTGGATAGCGTCAATAACATCCTTCAGCGGCTGGTTTCTCCGCAAGCCTTCGTCGCCGGATGGCTCGCGGCGAATGGTCCGCAAAACTCCTCGCTGAACAAGCAGCTTCAAGGGATCATCGCGACCCAGAAGAGCACGACGCTTGTCCCGTATCAGGATGACGAGCTGGCTCAGCTCTACACCGCCGGGATCGATGTCATCGCGACGCCTTGCCCTGGCGGCCCGTATTTCGGCGCTCAGAACGGCCACAACACGTCCTCGAACAACGCCATCTGGGGCGACAACTATTCGAGGATGACCAACTTCCTGGCTGCGACGATCAACACCGGCGTCGGCCCGTTCATCGGTCAGATCCAATATGCCAAACAGCAGCGCCAAGCCAAGGCCACGCTGACCGCCTTCTTGTCCGATCTGCAAAACGCCAATCCGCCGGTGATCGGCAATTCGTCGGGAACGACGCCGTTCTCTGTCACCATCGGCAACAATGCGGCGCAGGTCGCGGCCGGTAAGGAAATCGCCACCGTCCAAGTCCAATACGGCGCGATCATTGAGCAATTCATCGTCAACATCGAAGGCGGCCAGTCGGTGGTTATCACCTCCACTGTGACGACCTCGGCCCCGTAGGAGGTTCTGAATGCCCGCATCCGCCTACAACGTCGGCGCCGACGCTGTTTTCACCCTGTTTACGTCGGCCGGGATCATCGACACCGATGCGTCCGCCGGTGTGACATCGTTCAAGGCTAAGCAGCTCACGACGCTGATCAAGGACATCCGCATCAACGGGCAGATGTATCCGGCGCATCTGCCGGAAGGTTGGGAAGGATCGTTCATTTACACGCGGGTCGATTCCGCGCTGGACGACTATTTCGCCGATCTTGAGGCGTCCTACTACCAGGGCAATGATCTGCCGACTGGCACAATCACCCAAACAATCACCAACGTCGATGGCACGATCAGCGAATATCGTTTCGAGGATTTGGCCCTGATGCTCGACGACGCGGGCAATTACGAGGGTAACAAGGAGGTCAAGATGGGCATCTCGTTCGTCGCCGGACGCCGGATCAAGGTGCTCTGATGGGAACGGCAACTGTTCGGCGCGGTGCTGGCGCGGCGCCGCCGAGTGAGGAATTGGCGAAAGCCGCCGCCGCGCCCGTCGTGTTGACGGACGGGTCGGGGCGTAAGATCACGCTGGTTAAGCCGAGCGTCTTGGCTGAATTTCGACTGGTCAAGATCATGGGGCCGGAACTGGCAGCCAATACAACCTATATGCAAATGATCCTGCCCTTGATTTATGTGCAGTCGATCAATGATGAAGCCGTCCCGTTCCCGCAATCGGATCGCAACGTCGAGGCGTTGATCACACGACTTGGCGAGGACGGAATAGCCGCCGTCATGAGTGCGATGATGAAGCACTTCGCCCATCGCCCGCTTGACGAAGTCCAGGCCGAAATAAAAAACTAGCCACCGCCCAGCCGGTTATCGAAGCTCTGTGGCTGGTGCGGAACGGCGTTCCCTTCGATACGGCATTTCAACTTTCAGATGAGGCGCGCCAAGCTTTCGCGATAGTCTTTTCGCAATTTGAATCGGGCAATAAATTTGACTGGAATCGCTGGGAATTTCCAGAGAGGGCGGACTGATGACGACCGTATTCAGCAGTTTCGCGCAAATGGCCGTTCGCTTCATGGAAATGGAAGGCGGCTTGGCGATGTATCTCCAAGACGGACTTAACAAGGCGCTTGGAAAGATTGAGCACTCTGCGAAGGACATGCTCGGGCATTATCAAGGCTCAGTCGGTCCTTTTCCGGCATGGGCGCCGTTGGCCGAAAGCACGATGGAAGAGCGCGAACACCTCGGCTTTCCACCGGATGATCCATTGTATCGTTTGGGCGAATTGCGCGACGCGATTGAGCGCGAGGTTGATGGCTTGGAAGGCGTTGTCGGCGTAAAAGGCGGTCGGTTACACTCGCCCTATATCGACAACGATGGCGTGGTCCATGGTGGCGACACCGAAATCGGCGACATCGCGCTTGATCAGGAATTAGGGACACTCCGCATACCGCCAAGGCCATTCCTTGGCCCAGCGGCATTCCTGAACAAGGAAGCGATCCAAGCCCTCGTAGGGGCGGCGCTGATCAGCGGCTTCGTGACTCAACGGACTGGCGCGTCGTTTATCCAATCGGTCATGCCCGGATGGATGGGCTATGAGGGCGAGACGCCCGATTACCGCTAGGTAGTCACGAATGCGCCGAACACGTCGTAAGCGATGATAAGCGCGCCAACGAGCAACGTCCCAAAGATCACAATCCCGGCCAGCGAAACGAGGCCAATCGCTACGAGTTGGTAAAGGGGTGGGCGATATGGTCTCGGCTGGGACCAGACCTGACGCGGTTTGATCTCGACGACGCCTTCGCCATGCAGATCAATGAGCGCCCGCTCAAATCTGTTTCGGCGCCTCATGATGGAGAATGACCCATTTTTGAAGCCTATACCATCGCGGTGAGGGTGTCGCTCATCAACAATATCTCTTCGGGGTTGATCTCGCTTGCGCGCCAGTTCAGCGCCGCTCAGGGAAACGCCGCCGCGTTCAAGAAAGAGTTAAGCCAGATCAAGGGCCTTATGATCGCATCTGCAGGTCTTGGCGTCGCTGGTGCGCTGATTGCTGTTCCGATCGTGAAAGCGGTGTCTAACGCGGCTGAACTGCAAAAACAGATGCTCGGCGTTCAAGCCGCAACGCGCGGATCAACAGCCGAAATGGATGCAATGCGGCTCGCGGCGGAAAAGGCATCGTCGGTGACTGTGTTTTCCAGCGTCCAAGTCGCCGGGCTCGCCAAGATCATGGCGACAACTTCAGCTCTGAGCGCAAGCCAGATCACCGCGGCGATTCCGGCCTATACTCGCTATGCTGACGTCCAATATCTCATGAAGGGGACATCGCCGGAAGAGTCCGTCCGTGAGGGCATCACGCTGGCGCACCAAGCTGGACATTTCGATGCAGCGTCGGCGAGCAAATATCTTGACCTATTGACCAAGGCGTCAATGGTCATTCCAGGAAGCGTCACGCAACTCGGCCATGCACTGAAATATAGTCAGGGCGTGGCGCGGGCGGAATTGGGCGTTGATGACGACAATATGATATTGCTCACGGCGCTTATGTCGCGCATGGGCCTTTCAGGATCGCGCGGTGGCACGAATTTGATCGCAGCGATGACCCGTTCAATTCCCGGCATTTTCGGTTCTGGACTTTTGACGGGCAAAAGCGGCGAAGCGCTCAAAGCCATGGGCATGGTCGATGCTCAAGGACAATCACTGTTTTTGAAAAGCGGAAAGTTCGACACGATCGGCTGGATTGGCGGCCTATCGGGGTATGTCAATCGCGAGTTCGCATCTCACCCCGAGGGCATTGCGCGTCAGGCCATTCTTTCCAATTTTCAACATGCGTTCGGCACTCAGGGCTCGCGGGTCGCATCGCTGCTCTCGACACCGATCGCGCTTGAACAATTAAAAATGATTGGCGCCCGTATGCAAAGCGCGGGCGGCGTTGATCAAATCCAATCTATGTTCGCAGGCCAATCGGTCAGTCAGCAATGGCAGGACGCATCCACCAATTTCCAAAATGCGCTGACCGAACTCGGTTACACGCTTTTGCCAGCGGCGACGAAGGCGCTTGTTGCGCTCAACTCTCAACTAACTGCGCTCACAAACTGGATTCACAACAACCAAGGCGCCGCAGGAGGGATCATGAAGGGAATGGTCGGCCTATCGGCGCTTTTACTTCTTGGCTCGCTGATCACCGGCGTCGCCGCTGCGCTCAAAAGTCTGTGGATGGTCGTTACATTCATTCGGCTTCCAGTGCTGTTTGGGGCTCTCCGGGCCGCGCTCCTTGGCGTTGGTGAGGCGATCGGAGGTGGCGTTGTTGGTGGCGTTTTAGCTGTAGTCGGTGAGTTGGCAGCGGGATTCGCCCTTGCGGCCGCAGCTGGCGCCGTTCTAGCTGTGACGCTCAAAAGCATCTGCGATTGGATCAATAACGCGCTCGGCATCCATGAAAAGGGCGCCGCATACGCTCGTGGCCAGGGGCCAGAACCGCCAGCTCATCTTAGCCCCTATAGCCCGCATTTGGCGCCGGGCGCACACGCTCGTGGCCAGGGGCCTTATGTCAGTCCCGCTGAACGAGGAAAAACGCCTGCGTCCTACGTCGTCATGATGGACGGTCAAAAGGTCGGCGTGCTCGTGTCCAAGCATCAGGCCAATTCGATTGGCGGCCCTCAACGGGCGTTGAACGGCTTTGATTCCAGCATGTCCTATAGCCCGATTGGATTAAGCGCGGCATGAGCCCGATAACGCTCACCCTCGGCGGCGTCGTTTTCACTGGGATGGAAATCCCGGCCGCGATCTCGTGGGGCGGCGCCCAGGCGCATCAAACCCATAAGATGCTTGGGGGCGCGCGGGTGATTGACGCGCTCGGCCGCGACGATCGGCCGATCACATGGGCGGGACGCTTCCAAGGCGCGAACGCCCTCACTCGCGCTCAAACGATTGACCAGATGCGGGCTAGCGGCCAGCAGGTCGCGCTGACCTGGGATAATTTCTCATATCTAGTTTTGGTCGCTGAATTTTCGCCCGATTATCAGCGAACCTACCAAATTCCCTATTCGATCTCGCTTGAGGTGGTTTCCTCATCTCCTGCGGTCGCGTCAAGCAAAGCGACACTCGACGATCTGGTTGATGGCGACGTGACCAACGCGACCACGATCGCGGCCGGATTGTCGCCGATCACTCTGCCGGTCGGGAGTGCTGGCCTGACATCGGCGATTGCATCCACGCTCGCCGGATTGCCCGGCAATATCAGCAACCCCATAGCGGCCCTACAGAGCGCAGTCAGCGCCGTGGGGACACTCCAGGGCGCTTCGCTTCAATCTTTGGGGCCGGTGGCCACGGCGGCCCAACAGGCGTTCTCTGCGATAGGCGCTGTCCAAACGGCGATGGATGCGGTGACATTAACCGGCTCATCAGTCGCCGGCGTCGTCGCCGGCCAGTTCGCACCGACGAGCATCGCGACATTCATCGGCCAAACGTCGCTGATCACGCAGCAAGCCTCGGTTCAGCAAATCCTGTCATTGGTTAGCCGGGTGAAAAAGAACCTAGCTCAGGCGACGGGATAAACCATGGCTAATGTCGTCACGGCGGCGCCGGTCCAGACAGTCAATGTAAACGGGGCGAACCTCTATCAGCTCGCGGCTCAATATCTGCTTGATGCGACCCAGTGGTATCGAATCGCCCAATTGAACGGGCTTTCTGACCCGTTCGTGGTTGGTCCGCTGACCCTGAAAATCCCGCCGATCGGTCCAAGCAATGGCGGGGTGATGGGATCGTCATGATCAGCCTCGTGCGCCAAGTTGGCGGCATCCTTTTGCTCAACGGCGTGCAAGTGCCGTGGAAATCGCTATCAATCAGCAGCAATAACAATTACGAGGCCGACACGTTCAAAGCCGATGTCGCCGTAGCGTCGCTTCCAAAGGGACTTCAGCGGGCCGATATTTCCAATCTGACAACCATCACGGCTGAAATACGTTTTTCGCTCGACGGCAAGAGCTGGACGAGCATGTTAACCGGCGTGGTCGATAAGGTGCGTGACGATTTCGTCGGCGGCACAATCAGTCTTGAGGGTCGCGACAACACGGCGTCATTCCTCGACACCAAAACGACGGCCAACTTCATGAACCAAACGTCGTCTCAGGTCGTGCAAAAGTTGGCCGCCGGTCATGGTTTCACGGCTGACGTAACGGCCACGTCCGCCAAGACTGGGCAGTATTATTCCAGCAATTACAACCGATTGACCGATGAAAAGACGGAATGGGATTTGCTGACCTTTCTGGCGAAGCAGGAAGGATATGCGATATGGATGACCGGGACGACGGTCCATTTTCACCCGGCCAGCCAAACCTATGGAACGCCTGTTCCGATCATCTACACGCCGCCGACATCCGCGAGTGTGGCAAGCGGCAATTTTATTAGCCTCGTTTGCGGCCGAGAATTGACCTTGGCGGGCGATGTTTCGGTGCAAGTCTCTTCGTGGAATCACAAGGGCAAAGTCGCTCTGACCGCAACTGCCAAAGCCACCAAACAGGGACGCAGCACAGGCAAGGCAAGGTCACAACTCTACATCCTTCGTGGTCCCGGAAAGACGAAAGCTCAAGCTGATGCGCTCGCGCAAGCCAAGTTGGAAGAAATCAGCCGCCATGAGCGCTCGATCGAACTCGGATTGCCGGCTGATCTGACCACCACGGCGCGCTCTCAGATCGCCTTGAGTGGAACCCAGACCAGTTACGATCAGACCTATTGGGTAGACACGATCGACCGATCTATGGAGTTTGATGGCGGCTTCAAGATGACGATTAAGGGCAAGAACCACTCACCAGTTACGGTGATCACCTCATGATGCGCCAAATTCTCAACGCTGTGCGTCGCGAAGTCGCGTTGATGATGCAAAACATCGCGACCGTTCGCATGGGCATCGTCGATAGCTATGACCCGGTGACCCATACCGCGAAGGTCAAATTCCAGCCCGATGACACGTTGAGCGGATGGCTTCCGATCGGATCGGCGCGCGTCGGCGTGAATTGCGGGCTCGTCTTCGCACCAAACATCGGCGATCAGGTCGAGGTGCGGTTTCTTGAGGGTGTGCATGAGGCGGGTGTGATCGGCCTTCGATTCTATAGCGACCAAGATCCCCCTCCGAATGTCCCGGCTGGTGAATCGTGGTTCATCAATGAGCAGGGCTCTGGCTGGAAATTCCACAATGATGGATCGGGAGAAATCACCACGACCGCCGCGCTGACCGTTACGGCGCCGATGATCATCCTCACAGGCGAAACCCAGATCGGCGCCCCCGGCGGCAAGAAAGTCGCGTTGGATGGCGATCCAGTCGTTGGTGGGGTGATTCAAGCGTCATCGACCATGACAAAGGCGACCTAATGCCCGATATTTTCCATGAATGGGATACCGACCTATTCGCCTCTGCGACGGGCGATCTGGCGACCGTGGACGGCACGACGCTCGGCGAGCAGCGTGTTTTGCGCCGCCTCCTGACCAATCCAGGGGACTATATTTGGCATCTCGACTACGGCGCGGGCCTTCGTCAGAAAATCGGCACGATCCAAAATGCCGACGAACTGAGGGGTTTGATTTTGGCCCAAATGGCGCTTGAGGCCGTGGTTCAGCCCGGTTCAGCCGTCGTCACTGTCACACCGCTGGCGTCCAATCTCAGCCAGGTGGCAATCAATATTCAATACCAGGATGCCTACACAGGCCAGCAGGCGAGCCTGTCCTTCGACCTGGCGGAATGACCCGATGACGATCGCGACCCAGAATTTCGCCGCCCTGATCGCGAATTGGGCCGCCGTCGTGCAAGCGCAATCGACACCATTGGTGGACTTCACGGAAGGTTCAATCCTTCTCGCGGTTGATGAGGCGGATGGTTCGGTCGCGCTTTTCCTGCAAAGCCTCGTGCTACAACTCTTAGCGGTCACCAGGGCAGCGACATCGAACGGTCCAGACCTTGATAGCTTCGTCGGTGATTTTGGGCTTACGCGCGATCCCGCCGTTGGGGCTCACACACTCCAGACGTTCACAAGCTTATCCCCATCCGCGAGTGCGACAATCCCGGTTGGCTTCCAGGTCCAGACGGGCGACGGGACTCAGACCTTCGCTGTCACGCTGGATACGTCGAACGCCTATTGGAACGTGGCGGCCAACGCCTATCTGCGCCCAGCCAACACCGCGAGCATCATAATCCCGGTTCAGGCTATCACGGGGGGCGCCGCGTCCAATGTGCTGGCCAATACGATCACTGTCGTCTTAGCGCCGATTTCTGGTTTTGACACGACCACCAACGCATCCGCTGCGACCGGCGGCGTTAATGCCGAAACCGATCCAGCGCTTCGCATCCGTTTTCAACAGTTCATCGCATCGCTGGCGAGCGGGACTGTCACTGCGATTGAGACGGCGGCCGAAGGCGTTCAGGCTGGCCTGACGATCAAGGTCAATGAGAACGTCGATCCAAACGGAAACCCGGACAATGGTTATCTTTATGTCGTGATCGACGACGGGACGGGAAACCCGTCATCCACATTGATTAATGAAGTCACCGCCGCGATTGATACGCTGGCCCGAGCCGCCGGAATACGATTTGGGGTATTCGGGCCGACGCTGACGAGCGTATCCGTGTCAATGACGGCGACGGTGCTCACCGGCTATACGCATAGCGCGGTGGCGGCGCTTATCGTCTCAGCGGTGACAGCCTATATCCAAACGCTTCCTCTCGGAACACCGCTGCTTTGGACCCGCCTGTATCAGGTGGCCTATGACGCGTCTCCGGGGATCAATGAACTAACTGGGCTTTTGATCAATGGAGCCACGGCGGACATAGCCGCCAGCGGATCGACTGTGATCCGTCCAACCGGCGGCGTGACGGTTTCCTGATGGCGATCGGCGACGAAAGCGACATGCTGAACCGTCTTCGGACGGTGCTGCCGAATGGGTGGTTTCCGAGCAGCAACGCTGGGCTTGATTTGCTGAACCCGATCACGGGCGAACCGCTGATCAACCCCGTTACCGGCTTGCCGTTGATCACGGGCGACACCGGCGCCCCCGATCTCGACGCGCTTTTGACGGGTAGCGCAACCAATCTCGCCTTTGTCTATGCGTTGATCGCCTATGCACGGCTTCAAACCCGCATCAAAACGGCGACGGATGGATGGCTTGATCTGATCGCCTATGATTTTTTCGGCCTTCGCATCCAACGTCAGCCCAGCCAAAGCGATGCATCGTTCCTGACCACGATCCTGGCCGAGATTTTCCGCATCCGAAACACGAGGGCGGCTTACATCAAGGTTCTTATGGACCTGACCGGCCAAACCGCGATCATTTATGAGGGATGGCGCGACGGCTCTTATCTCAATCAAACCGTCTATCTCGGCATTTATGGCCAACTCGGTTCGCGCGGCTATCCCTATACGATTTTCATCAACGCCTTCCGTGGTAACGGCGTGTCAGACGCGCAGATTTACGCAGCGGTTGAGAGTGTCCGCACGGCCGGAATTACAGCTTGGGTGCTGATCAGCAACCCCTAGGAGGGCTCTTTGGAGCGATCAATCGTTTATCCGCAAGAGCAATTGGCGGACACTGACTGCCTTCACATTTCCAAAGCCCCGCTAGTCGGCGCTGGATGGATGATGCAGGCCGTTCTTGGCACGGGGCCTTATGTGGATGGCCTCGCGACCACGCCGGGCTCAGGGATGACGGTAAGCGTCGCGGCTGGGCAGATATTCGCTCAGGTCCAGACCGATGCGACGGCCTACGGATCACTCGGAACCGACACTCACCAGTTGGTCAAACAGGGTCTGTCCCTTGATCCTGTGGTGCTGAGCACGCCAGCGCCGAGCACGTCGGGTCAGTCGATCAACTACCTGGTCGAAGTCGCCTATGCGGACGTGGATCTGAACTCGACGCTGCTTTCCTATTTCAACAGCGCCAACCCGCTCGGGACACCGCTCAGCGGCCCAGCCAATAGCGGCGCGTCGCAAAACACGATCCGGCGCGGCGAGTGCGTAGTTCAGATCAAGGCCGGAACGCCTGCCACCACGGGATCACAGACCACGCCAAGCCCAGACAGCGGCTATATCGGAATCTACGTGGTCACAGTCGCCTATGGCGCGACATCAATCTCTTCCGGCAATATTGCGATGGCATCCGGGGCGCCATTCATCAATCCGAAGCTTCCTGCGATCGGAGCGGCTATTGCGGCGGCCCAGGCGGCGGCTGAGGCGTTCGCTACGGCTGCCGATGTCACCGTGCTGTCATCGGCTGAAACCTATGCGGCATCTCAGGCCGCGACGGCGCAATCAAATGCTGAAACCTACGCAGCCAGTCAAGCTGCCACCGCCCAATCAACCGCAGAATCATTCGCAACCGCCGCCATCGCTGCACTCGGTATCGTCACTAGCGGAACAAACACGGTCAAGCTCGGCCAATATCGAATTGAATGGGGTTATACGCCGTCCGTCACAACCGGCACGTCATCCAGCGTTACATTTGGGACCGCTTTTTCCGCTACGCCTTATGTCGTCGCCAGTCCGACATCGCGGGGCTCAACGGCAGGGGGCGGCTGGGCGGCGGAAAGCCCATCAACGTCGGGCTTCACAATGGACAATCATACCGACACAACCCAAGCCTTTACCTATGTCGCATTTGGATTGGCTTAGCTAACCGAGCTTTGAGAGTTCTCCGCATGAAACGTCGTTTTTGTTTAATCGCACTTTGCCTCGCGTGGCCGATCATCGGCCACGCCCAAGGCCAGCCGGTCAACACGCTCCCGAACGCGACCACGATCACGTCGGGCGATCGGTTCATGGTTTTGCAGGGCGGCAACAGCGTGAAGCTGGCAACGCCTGCTCAAGTCAGCGCGTCGGTCTATACCGGCATCACATCGGCTCAGATCGATGCGGCGCTGGGGTTCACGCCAGCGGCCAACGGTGTAAACACCGACATCACAGCATTGAGTGGCCTGACGACGGTGCTCCCGATTTCCGTGGGCGGGACTGGTGCGAATAGCGCATCCGGCGCCTTAACCTCACTCGGCGGCTTAGCGAAGGCGAACAACCTCTCTGACGTGGCAAGTTATCCAGCCGTTCGCGCCAACATCGGCTCAGCTAAAATCCGCACGCTTGAGGCCGTCGCGCTCGCCAACGGCACGCCTTATCTCAGCTCGGATGATGGCGCGACGATCACGGCGGCGAATAGCGAGATCATCAACGCCGCGAGCACGGGCGGCGAAGTCGTGCTCATGCCGGCCTACACGACCATCAATAGTTCGGTGGGGCTGATCGCGGCGAACAACGGTGGATGGAGTTGTCCCATCGCGCTTACTTGCGTGTGGTCCAATGTTCGATCAAACTCAAATTCCTCCGTCACCTATGCCTTCGCCCTCAACACGCAATACGATACCGGATGGTTGCTCGGCCCAATATACTTCAACGGCAATTGGGATCTGGATTGGCTCGGAACCGGCGCTAAGGCTGCTTGGATCGGCAAACAAAACGGCGCGGTCATCGTCAACGCTTACAACGGATCGGCGAACAGCTATTTTCAGGCTAATAGCAAGGGCGGACTGCAGGAGCCGGCCGGGACCGTTGACCGCCCCTACTTCACCAACTTCGGTGGCGACTGCTTCGATTGGCAGGGGGCTGGCGGTGGATCGGCGCACGGCGTTCGCGCGGAAAACTGCGGGGCCTACGGATCGGTTATCAACGTCTACGACACGTCGTTTGTGGACATTGATATCGGGGCAACCGGGCTAAGCACCATGGTTTGTGGTAGTGTTGGATGCGCCGACGATGAATTCAATAACCTGTATCTGTGGTATGCGGGCGCGGCGCAGAACACCGCGCATGATCATGCGCTTGAGGTCTACGGCAATTCTAATAACTTCATGGGAATTCGCCTGCAAGACAGCACGGGCGATCTTCTTTACGAGGATAACGACTTTAACAACACCTTCAATGGAACGGGAGAATGGCAGGGCTGTCAGGCCTGGATGGCTCCGAACGTCGCAGGCATCCGCACCGGTGGCGGCGCGCAAAACATCCACAACATGAAGATAAGCATGTTCGGAGTTGGATACGCCTGTCAGGCGTCATTCCCCAACGTGACTTTAGTCGTCAATGACACCCTAAGCACATCGAACCCATATAACCCAGTTTACTCGGTCCTGAATACCTTCGATTTGCTTGTTCAGGGCTTTCCAGGCGCGTATGTTGGCGACAATCGAAATTATTACTACAATCCCTCTTGGATCGAAGGCCCGCTTGAAACCACCAACACCTTTAACATCAACGGCGTATCTCGCACGCCGCGCAGCTACGTCGCTGACCCGGCGACCGGACAATACAACTTTGGCATCCCGATGAACGGCACGGCGGTCGGCTTGGTGGTCAATGGCCCGCTTGGTCCATATCCCGGCGCCACCAGCTTGATCGCCCAGACCGGCGGCGGCTCGCTCCAGGGCTACACCACCACGGCGGCGGCGGCGACCGGGACACTCACCGCCTCGACCAATTTCAGCGATGGCCAAGTCGTGGTTATTGGATCGCAGGCGTGGACGATGAAATCAACGCTCCTGGCCAACCCGCTGACCTTCACGGGCGCGGCGGCAGGCGGGACATTGACGGTTCAGGAAACGTCGTTCCACCTGAGCGTTGGCGATATCGTCTATGGCCTTGTGCAGTCGCCAGGAACGCCGATCCCATCTTCGGCCTATGTGTCGGCGCGCGGCTCGTGCGGCGGGTCAACCTGCACCTATACGCTCGCCAACTATTCCGCGACCGCGCCGCAACAGGTGATGAGCGGTCAATATAATCAGGTGCATATCGGGGCGAGCCTCGCCGCGTCGCTCACTAACCTGTCGAACGCGATCAACGGCGCGCGGCCGACCGTGTTCCAGCACGCGAGCCAGATCGGGAACACGCTCACGGTCACCGGCGGCGCGGCAAACGGTGTGATCATGCCCGGCGACACGCTCAACGCCGTTGATCTGACCAGCGTGCCTAATCCGACGTTGACGCAAGAGCTGATCGTTTCCGGAACCTATGTCCCTCTCGGCACGAGCACGTTCACGACCTCTGTGAGCCAGACGTTCAACCCCGTGGCGGCCGGGGCTTGGACGGCCCAACATGGCGTGCAGGGGACGGACTTCAGTTGGTCAAATACGGGCTCGCTGAGCGCGACAGCGACAGCCGACGCCACGCACATCTACGTGACGGCAGCCACCGCAGGGACGGCCGGCAACAGCCTCCCACTCACCACCACGTCGAGCGCGACGCTCAGCGGTTCAACGCTCACAGGCGGCACGGCGGGCGTCCAGTCCTACAACACAGCGCTCTATTGGTTCCCAAACGGCATCGTGTCGCTTAAGGGATCGCCCACGCTGTCGAGCGGGTTCAACACGATCAGCGGCTCGTGCGCTACGAGTGGTTTCACTGGTCTGCCGCTGGCCGGAACGCTGACGATCGGGGCCGGGTGCGTCGCGTCGACCATCATCATGACCTTTGGCTCCAGTGGTCAGCAGACCGCGCCCAACGGCTATGCCTGCTTCATGAGCGACATGACCACGCCAGCCGACACCTTCACTGAAACCGCCTATACGCCAACCACAGTCACCTTCACCGGCACGGGCGCGAGCGGCGATCACGTCGTCTATGGATGTCCAGGCGCGTTCTAACTGGCCGTTCACGTTTTCCGAACCCTAGTCGCGTTAGAACGCCCTCAAGCGCTATTTCGTTGTTGAGGATCGCCATGCGTCGAAATTGGTTCAGGTCGGTCGGCGCCGCATTGGCGGTTTTGACGATGATGGCTGCGATAGGGCCAGCGCTAGCGCAGGTTATCCCGAACTCGGCGACTTACCCAAATGGGACGAAGGTCGATACTCAGCCAACATATACGATCAACCCGAACAATGGATCTCCCTGCCTCGTGGGCAACACGGGATGTCCAGTTCCAGGCGGTGGGGGAGGTGGCGGCGGGACGAGCGCAACTATCGTCTCAGGGCAGGCCGTAATTGCGGTCACCGGAACGGCGGTCCAGTTTCAGACTGCCTCGGCCGCATTGACTAACGGCCTGATTTTCTGCGCGCCGTCATCGAACAACAGCGCTGGTATCACCGTGGGCGGCTCTGGCGTGACCAACACGACCACGGGCGGCACGGGCAACGGTTATGTGATCCCGCCTGGCGCTTGCGGCTCCCTGGCCATTTCCAACGCCAACCTGCTCTATTTCAACGGCACGGCTGGCGACGTGCTGACTTATTTGGGGAATTAGGTGATGAAGAATTTCCTAGCGGCGTTGGCATTATGGGTCATTGCCTCTGCTGCTTTGGCCGGGCCGCCTCCAATTCCGCCGTCCGCTCCTTCGCCCGCAAATCCTACGCAGTTTTTTGCGCCTTCAATCGCCATGGTCGGCGACAGCTTCACTGACTATGTAGTCCCGGCAGAGCAAACTTCGCTCCCACTCACATCGACCACGGCTGGCAATACGTCGATTGTTATGACAAATTCGCCGGATACAGGACGCGTCGCCCCCGGCGATATCATCGAGCTTTGCACGCTCAACTGTGCGACGAGCGAATATGTGACCGTCGCAAACAGCTGGGGCGGCCCAGGCAACACCACGATACCGATCACCGGAACGGTCGCCAATACGGGCGAGACCTATTTCAGTGTCTATTCGGCAAGGATGCCCTTTGTGGGCCTCCTGACAGCGTCACAGTCTTATGGGGCTTATTCATGGGGAGACTTGGCATTGGCGCGGTTAGGCCAGCCGCTCGTCTATGCGACCGGTCCGCGAAAGCAAGCCAGCGGTTACCCGTCGCGGTCGACACCCGGCCCCGCCGTCTACGGCGAGAGCGGTGCCAATTCCGACCAAGTATTAGGGCTGGCGTCCTACACCGATCTGCTTGGGATCACGACCACTCAGAATTGGTTGACCTATGCGCTTCAAAGCAACGCCAATTATGTCCATATCCTGATTGGCGCGAACGACATCACCTCCAATTTTACGGCCGCGCACACCGAGGCCAATATCACTACGATGATCAACGCGGTCATCGCATCAGGCAAGGTTCCGATCGTTGGCACGATCGCGCCCCGATCTGATCCGTTGACCAGCAATTTGTGCACATCCACCGCGCGAACCGCTGCACAATATGCGTTTCAGGCTCAAGTCAATTCGTGGATTAGGCACCTTCACACGGTCTATCCGAACAAGATTATCGTGGTCGACTATAATCAGGGGCTTGCCGATCCGAAAAGCCCGATTAATTGGGCCAGCTCGGGAACGCCAGGCAACGCTTCGGTAGGCGGCAATTATAACATCCCTGTCGGGGTTTCTTACAGCCGGGACTGCGTCCACCCGACCACATGGGATGGCGCTTGGATGATGGCGTCAAAGCTGGACGACGCCCTTCAGTCGGCTGGAATATCTGGAACTCTGCAAAAGACGAGCGGTGAAATTCTCAACATGTCAGGGACATTACCGCCCGCGGCGACGGCGAACTCCGCGCTGAACGCCGATCTAAACTACTCAGCGACCTTTGGGTCAAACCCGCGCGGCAATTTCATCACCAATGGCGGCATGTCCAATGCGTCGGCGTCATGCACGCCATCTGGGGGGAGCGCCGGCCAGTGTCCCGATAGCTGGTCGGTCGGCGTCATCAGAACCCCTGCGAGCGGCTCGATAACTTGGAGCGTAGTCGCGAAGGGCAATACGCCCGGCGATCCGTTTGACAGGGGTTATTGGGCTCAGGTCAACATCGCCCAAGGCACAGGCACCGATTGGGGCGAGGTTGATTACACGCAATTTGATGTTGCGTCCCTAGCCAGCCAAACTCCGTCAGCCAACACATGGCAAGTCGGGGACCTAATCACGGCTCAGGCGACAATTAAAATTATCGACGGCTGTTACGCACCGAACCAAAAGTATGCTTCGTTTGGCAACCTGCAAATCCAGTTCAAGAATGCGGGGTCGGTTGTAATCAGCCAGCCTTACAACAATTATACGTGGGCCCCCGATAGCCCAACCGATCCCTCCAGTTGCCCCTCTTATGTTGTTCTAAAGATGCTGCCTGTAGCAATTCCGGCCAACACGAAAAACATCCTACTTAGGGTCTATTTGCAAGGTGTTGGGACCTTCCAGGTTGGCAATGTTGAAGTAAGGAAGGTGTTCTGATGCGCCGTCGTCTCACTCTAATTGGGGCGATGGCCCTTTTCGCAGCGGCACCCTGCTGCGCTGATACCATCCAGGTGAGCCCATCCGTCGGGCAATATGGGACGCCCGTCGTTTCGTCATGCGGGACAAGCCCATCGCTCGCAACGGGATCGAACGATCAGCGCGGCGTTGTGACTGTAGGGACTGGTGCGATAACCTCGTGCATAATTACTTTCACAATACCAAAGGGTAGCACGCCTTATTGCGAGATCGCCCCCGCCAATGCGACAGCCGTTGGGCTCGGTTACTGCACAGTTTCTACCACGGCCATTACTATAACGGGCGTAAGCCTGACCGGAGCGGCGTTTACCTATGTGGTGATCCAATGATTGAGGCCCTTTTTCCCGTAAATCTCATCCGCCGTAGCCCGTTCGGATGATCGGCGACACTCTAAACCGATCAGTCGTCCTCGGTGGGGCCTATGCGTTCGCGGCTGGCGCCGGCGGCGCGGGCATTCAGGGTGGCGGCGGCGGTGGTGGTTCGGCGGTCAACGGCGGCACGGCGGGCGCTGGTGGCAATGGCGGCAACGGCTTCGTCTGTCTGTTTGTGCAATAAAAACAGAGGAGATTGATCATGACAGACACAGAACCCCTCACCCCGTCGCCGATCATCGTTAACGCCAATCCGGCCCAGGATCAGCTGGAGGCTGGCGTTCGACAATTCTTGTCCGTTATCGGCTTGTTTTTACCGCTGGTTGGGCTGGCGAAATATACCGGGACGCTCAATTGGCTGATCGCCAATGCGACAATCGTTTCCGCCTTGCTCTCGGCCGCCATCGGGCTTGGAGCGATCGTCTGGGGCCAATGGAAAACGAGGGTGATTAGCCAAAAGAGCGCGGCTATGGCGACGATTTTGCCCGATAGTGTGGCGACTACAAAATGACGTCATCTTTCCTGATTCCCGACCTAAAACAGGATGAGGGTTGTCGGCTGTCGGCCTACCAAGACACGATGGGAATTTGGACCGTGGGATATGGTCACGCCTATGTGCACCCAGGCACAGTGTGGACCCAAGCCCAGGCTGACGCGCAGCTATTGGTTGATGTTCAGGCAGTCATATCCAGTCTTGATATTCACCTGCCGTGGTGGACCGATCTTGCCGATCTGCGCCATGACGTGCTGGTCAATATGGCGTTCAATATGGGCGTGAGCAGCCTATGCCAGTTTCACAACACACTGTCGGCGGTGCAGTCTCAGAACTGGAAGGCTGCTCACGATGGAATGCTCGCGTCTCAATGGGCATCTCAGGTCAAGGGTCGCGCTATCCGACTGGCTAACCAGATGCTGACCGATACGCATGTTTGATTTTATACGTCGTATTTTCGGCGTATTTAACCGAAGCCGATCCGGCCGGACGGCTACACCCGAGAGGAAATATCCCATGTCTTGGCTTTCCAATCCGAGCGGCACTGTCCGCAAAATCTTCGGCACTGCGGCTGAGGACGCTTTGAACAATTTCGCTGCGTCGGCTGATACGGCCGTGTCGTCCACCGCTCAGGCGGCGCTCACCAGTCTGAATACGCTGGCGACGACTGAGGGCGCGGCCATTGTCGCGGCCACACCTGCCACGCCGGTTCCTGCGACGGTCGCGCCGACGTTGGTCACCGATTTGCAAACGACGCTGCAAACTGCGGTCGATACGTTCATCACCGGCGCCGCCGGGCCACTTGCTCCCGAAGGTGTCGCCGTCGCCAATGACGCCATTGGTTTCCTTGAAGCCCATCTGCCCAGCTTCTTGTCTGGCCTGTTTGGCGTCGCCAAGGCGAACACCGCATCGGTGAAAGCACCGACTGCCTGATCTATAAACTGTGCCTCTGAACCGTCCTGGGATTAACTCAGGGCGGTTCATGCCCTCTCAGAAATTGCCGATATGTCCTTGATTGCAATTTCATTTACCCGTTTCGCGCTACTAATCCGCACGACGGTTGGCGCGTGACGATGCAACCGATCACGCCACATGGCGCTAAGGAGGCGGGATTGGACGCGAGTTGGGTTTCTGGTCTTTCCTCTGCCGCCGTGCTCGCAGTGACTATCATTACGCAAGCCGTGGCGTATGGGCGCAACGCCAACAGGATCGCACGATCAGAGACTGACGTGATTGCGCTCAGCGAACGGATCGGGAAGGTTGAGGCGCTCACCGGCGATGTGAAGGCGCTGGCCGCCAGCGTCGAGCATTTCAGCGAGCGGCTGACGGCTAGCGACAGGCTAACCCAAACCCAGATGAAGGCGATCACGGACGCGACCAATGGCGGCCATGCGCTGCTCGGCGCCCAGCTCGGCGCCCTGAAGGAATTGACCGACGCCAAGTTGAACAACCTGACTGAGAACGTATCGGCGATTCGTGCTGGATTTGACGAAATGCGTTCCTTCACGGTGAACACGCCGAACCCACGGCAAAGACAAACTCGGACTTAAATGTCTATTGCAGCCCAACCCCTTCCGGCGGTTTTGCGGCCATCAAATTGGCGTAGGCGTGCAAGCCTGGCACGAGCGCGTTGACTAGCGCTACCGCTTCAATAAAGCCGATCGTGGCTGACATGCCCTCGCCGCTTTGGCCGTCGATCAGTTCAATGTGCATTGATCCGTTGTCGCAGACCCACATGCGGACGATGGCCGGCCGCCGGATTTCATCGGTCATGACGCGCGCTTATCAATTAGCGCGACGATCGAGGCGACGGTTGTTGATCCGCTAAATTCATCGTCGGACAGCTCGACATCGAAATGATCTTCCACGGCCATCATCACCTCTATGCGGCTCAAGTCGTCGGTTTCCAGATCGGCGAACAGGCACGCTTCGGGCGTCACCTTTTCTGGGTCGCATTTGAGGGTGCTGGCGATGATGGATCGGACAGTTTCTAGGGTTGAGGTCATGTGCTTGCATCCATGTAAGCGCCTATGAAGTTGGCCGCCGTTTCCGCGTCGATGGCATCGCCGTAATTCCGCAATCGTCCCATACGGGCGGGAGCCTCATCAACCAACGGGCATGTGCCGGGTTCAACCGGCCTATACGGGCCATCTCGGCAGAGGAGCCAGTCAGCGCCGGGCCTTCGTGGATCACCTGGTTGCCTAAAGATTCGCCCTTCGACTTCCATCCCCGCTCGTCTAATGATGCCGAATGTGGTGTCCGAAAATCCCGCAGAGTAGGTGTGTGCCATCCTGACATTTGCACCACGTTCTCCAATGTCACGGTAGCTTTTGACCCGTCCGGTCTGAGGCCACTCGCCGTCGTTCCAAGGGGCACGCTCTGCCCACCGCTCGGCGTTGTTGGCGTCGGCCACCCAGAAGTATCGTTGTCTGATATGCGCGCCGGAGAAGCCCGCAGCTGGTATATCAGGCGACCCGAAGGCGTAGCCTGCGTCTTCCATGTCAGACGATACAAGATCGATCCACGCGTGCGCGTCATCAGATTGCTCACCAAAGCACACGTCAGGCCGGCGCTTGAGGATGAGCGGAAACCATGACGGCCAAAGATGGCGCGGGTCTTCGAAACCTTTTTTGAGGCCGGCGACGCTAAATGGTCCGCAAGGACAGGAACCGGTCCAAACAGGTCTGTCATCAGGCCATCCGGCCACGCGAAGGGCATATGACCAGACGCCGCATCCGGCAAAGAAATGACATTGACTGAATCCGTGGAGATCGTCCGGCTGAACGGCTTGGATTTTTCGTTCATCAACAACTCCGTGGGCAATCGCGCCAGCTTCGATCAAATGTCGTAAAGTCGCGGCTTTCTGCTTATCCGGTTCATTATACCAAGCGGTCACGCCCCCGCCCGCTCTTCCGCTTCGGCCATTTCGATGACCATCAACTGATCGTCATATGCCGTCTGCATGTCAACCAAGCGCTCAGGGTCGGCACGGTCAACATCTGCGCGCAAGCCCTCGGCCGCCTTCCACATTGCATCCGCTTTGATCTTCGTCGGCGCTGACTTCATGCGGTCGAGAAAGGCCGCGATCCGGGTTTCGAGCGGAAGGGGCGCGGTTGGGCTTGTGGTGGCCGTCTGGGCCGGTTTGCGGTCTCCGGGGAAGGTGTCGTCGTCGGACGTGGCGCGGGCATCCTGGGGCGATTGCTGGCGTTGCGTCGTGGGCGCGCCCACCAACACCTTTT